GCCCGCGGCGGGGGCCTGTGCCTCCCGGCGCAGCTGCTCCCCTTCCGCCTGGGTCAGCCGCCCAGCCTGGACCAGCGCGTCAATGCGGGCATCGTCCCAGAGCCGCGGGTAGTATTTTCGGGCCAGCTCGTACACGCTCATAGCTCCACCCCCGTCATAGCAGCCAAAAAGTCCACGTCCGCCCGCAGCCGTTCCGCCTCTGTGGGTTCCGGCTCCGGCTGAGGCGGGAGGGAGGATTTCCACGCCTCCCAGGCCTCGGTGTTCGGCACCACCGTCACCGTGCTGCCCTCCATCTCCGGGTCCGGCTCCGAGGTGATGGACACAAAGCCGTTGTGCTGTACCAGCATATCCGATTGCTCATCTGTCAGCGGACTCGCACCGTCAAAGGGCGTGGACTGCGGAGGACTGTATGCTCCTGAGTCGTTTGGGACAGGGTCGATATACCACATTCTGTTCTCCTCCTTTATCCGATTGCGATATAAGAATATGTGACTGACTGTGCGTTGAACTGGATATTGGGACTATCTCTAAAATTGTAGTCACCAACACTTGCAGTTGCGTACCAAGACACAGTACCGTTTGTGTCAAAAGTCACTGACCCAGCAAGGCCGTTTTTACCCAAACTATTCCAGCCGCTAATACCTGCGCAGAAGTACTTGGATACCTCTGAGGTTAAAACGCCGAAATAACCGTTACCAGTAATCAGCACCATAGAAGGCTTGAACCCGAATTTCAGTGAGTTTTTGTTTGAGGATCCGCTAGTTCCAGTTCCAACATATTCCCCTGCTACAATTTTTGCGGCCGTTTTTACGAGGTTTTCAAATGGAATGCCGTAATACTTGTAATGGGTTTTCCCAATGGCTCCGTTGTCCGGATATGCATTTCTGTCCGCAGAATGCACCGTCCCTTCGCCATTCAGGGTAGCCGGATGTCCAGCCACTTCCTGCTCAGGGAGGTATGTACCTATCGTACTGGCCCCTGACCGCTTTTCATCGTAAGCATCAGCACTCTTGTAATAGATTGCGTGCTCGTTAGGAAAACGATCAGACATCATAAAACTTCCAGTCGGAACTTTGTTGATTTCGTCTGCATCGCCACTGCCAAATTCGCACTGTATGGTTGCGGAAGTCGGATTTTTGAGTGAGACCACTCCGGAATCGTCCACAGATACTGAATTTGCATATTGGATTGTAAATGTATCAAAGACCTCGCTACCAGATATTCTGTGATCTTTCTTTTCACCCAACGTGTAGTAAGGCGGGATATAGCCACTCGTTTTCCACCAATGCAGGTTATACTTCCCCAAGAAATCAAAAACATCATTTGGGACAGCCAACTCTGAAAGCCCATACATTTTAGCAACGGAGTCTTGAAGTAGGTTGGCTTTATTTAACGGTGTCCCTTCTTGAGTCGGTTCGTCTGCACGAACCATTTCATAGGTGTTCTCTTGTCCCAATACAGGGATCAATTTCACCCGTCCTGGATAAGTTGGAACTCTGTCTTGCATACTTAGACCTCCCCGCACTCTACTTCTCCGCTGTAAAACCAGGCAGAGGGCATATTTTTCAGTAACTTATCAATATCCGCTAAAATCTGCTCGATCTCATTGGCGCGAATATAGTCCAGAAGCTCCATGCTCTCCGGCGTGGCCGGCGTAGAGGGCAGGACCGCAATCACGCCTCTCAGTGCCTCCACATTGGAAATATACTGAGCCATTTGCTCCACAGTGGGGTAATAATACCCCTCTTTCCACTCATAGGGATCTACCTCCGGCCGGATCACCTCTGCCCCTGCCGCAAACGCCCCGGACCCAGCATTTTTAAAAAACTGAGCCTCCACTGTGTCATATAAGCCGATCGCGCCAGCCTGGTCCTTACACGGGACCAGATCACGCACCAAACGTGTTTGCTCATAGATCTTACAGGCATACAGTGTCATGCTCGTGTGCTCCTGAGCGGCGGAGGAGCGGTCATTGCAAAAGAGGTACAACGGATATGCCAACTCAAATACAGCCTCACCAAGGGTCAACACCTTGGCCCCATCCAGAGAAATCGCGTTGTGGTTGAAATCCACTGTATGTTCCCTGCCGTCGTTAAGCCCGGTAAAACTCCCGTTTTTTGTACCATAGTGGGCAAAGTTGACGCCCAGGGCAAATCCGTTTGCGGTCCACCCTACGTCTGATCCAAACACAGTCTTGCTGCCGGATTGACTTGTGGACATCCGCAGCTCCACCCGTGTATTGCTGGTTGGGTTGACCCCGGTGTTGATGTATTGGGTGCCGGAGCTTGTGATGGACTCCAACTCCGTATATCCCTCCGGTATCCTCGGAGCCTCTTGCTCCACAGCCTTGATCCTCTGATAACCTGTTGTGCTGTACCCGAGAACCGAAAACTGATTGGCAAGCTCCTCCATCGCCGCTGTGACACGGTTGAGATCCGCCGCCTGATAGATTCCCTTGTCGTTCCGGGTCTCCACATCCGCCTGGGTCCGATCTGTCACCAGAGAACTAAAATCAAAACTCATGCGTCCTCCTTGTCCCAATAGATCACGACGCAGCCGGATACTCCAGCCTGCCCTGCGGTGCCCTCTCCAGGATAGTTGTCGATCTCCCAGTGTGAGCCGACCGGATTCCCTTCGGAATCATAGCTTGGCTCTCTATGGCGGTTGCCCTTGATCCCGCCCAGGCCCTTCGCGCCACCATCTCCAGAGCCGGGGACAGGCTTTTGGACCCCGGTTCGCGCAAAACTATCGCCGCTTGCAATATCCGTATAGCCAAAAGGGAACCGGCTGCCATTTGCGCTGCTGTATTGCCCAAAAACAGAGTTGTCCCCGATCTGGACACTGAACGACTGCTGCGGATTGATGGATACCGTCCCGGCCCAGACAAGCCCTCCGATGCCATCCACTCCATCCGCTCCGGCCTCATCCCAGGTGCCGTCCGTTCCGGCTGTCCCATCCTCACCTTTGCCCACAAGTATGAGCCGCAGCGCAGTGACGCCCGCCGGGGCCGTCCAGGACCCGCTTTTGGTGAGCACTGCCCGCTCCTGAAACAAGAAGGACCCGTCCGCCTGGAGCAGCCGGCTCTGACAGCCCTGGAGCGCCCCGTCCTGAATTTTGAAGGTCTGCATCATTCTCCGGGCGGTAGTGGCGCGGGACTCATCCAGCCAGATGGTGTCCACGTCTCCGATCTCTCCGGATGGATCGCCCCGCCCTGTGGTCTCGATCAGGTTTCCGCCGTAGCAGCTGAGGATCAGCCGCGCCGCGGTCAGGGCCTGGGCAGTCGTGTGGAGGAACGGGTTACTGATAGTCACAGTTTCCTCGCTGCTGGTGGCGTTGCCGGAAACTACATACTCTGTGTTGCTTTCATCCGCCAGTTTGAAAATCAGGGCCGCAATGGATTTATTGGCCCGCATCACGGGATAGCCCGTCAAATTGTCCAGCAAGAGCTTGCCACCCTGGCTCCAGAGGGGCTCCACTGTCAGGTCTCCCGTACCCGCTGCCGCCCGTGGCCAGGTCCCGGTCGCCATACACGCCCAGCGAAGAATATCGCCGCAGGACTTATCTGTTACCTCTGCCACACTGTTCGCCGTGACCGGAAGTTCCGTATATGCTGGGTCAACATGGTATCGGCCGACAAAGTTGTGGCCCAGCTGTGCCGTGATGGCCCCCACCCAGCCGCCCAGCGTGGTGGGCAGCTTGTCCGGAACAAGGAAGGTCCGTCCGGTCAGCAGTCCCACGATGTCCACCAGGGACCAGCGAATGGTCAGCCCATTGTCCCCCGTTTTCCACCCATCGGCCGCCTGATAAAACCGACCGATCTTGCACCGCTCTACCGAGCCGTCCGCCAGACGTACGCCAATCAGCGCATCGATTCCCTGTCGCTCCTCCAGCGAGAGGAACAGTCCACCTTTGTTCCGGGGCTCGAACCGCCGGTCGTGGTTGTCAATAGACAGCTCCAGCGTCCCGTATGGCAGGGATAGGCAGCTGAAATCCCCCTGTTGGGCACAGGAGAAGGCCGCCAGGATGTGAGCGTCCCACTGCTCATACAGACCCGGCAGGATCTCAGCCACCCGCATCCGGCGGCCCGGAAGGCTCCACTTGCTCACCGTCACACGGATGGCATCCGGGTTGTTGACGGTGAAGCCACTCAGGCTGACAGACCTGGCCCGGTTTCCAGCAAACTCCTTTGTGTAGTAGGCTGTACCCCCCTGCCTGATCTCCACAGCGAAGGTGTCCGGCACCCCGTCCCAATCGTCGCCCGGAAAGTATACCGAGCACGCCTGAAGGATGGAGGCGTTGGAAAACCGCTCCTCCACCCACACAGCTGGGGAAAAGCTCCCATCCTCTCCGGAGAGCACATCACCCACAAATCCAACCTGATCCGCCGTCCCATCTGACGGGATCAGACGGAACTTACCGTTGAGGACCCACCTGTGTGGCTCCAGAGTGGCGTATGGCGTCAGATCCATGACTCGGTCATACAGCTGGGCAGACTGCGAAAAATTCGCCGCGCCGCTGCTCTCCGCGCCGGAAAAGGTCATGTCCGGGTCGCTGATGTCCACCACCGCCTGGATTTCGATCCTCCTGGGGCTGCCTACGATTGCCGCCCGGTACGCCGCACTCTTATCCAGCATGGGGGACCTCCTCCCGGATGGTAAACGACAGATTGTGCCACAGCCCAACCCCGCCTGTGGAAAAGGCGTAGGTCGGGTTGGTGATGGAGTCGCAGATAAAGGTGCTACTGACCGGCTCGTCACGGGCGTCCGGCAGGACTACCGCCGGGAAGGGTGCTCCGCTTCGGAGCACCGCCAGTACCTGGCGCAGTGTGTCGTTGCCCATATAGTCAAATGTATAACTGGCTCTCCAGATCCGTGAGGCAGGCTCCAGCGCCTCCAGCACCACTCGGCCAGTCACCATAGTCACCTGGCGGGTCAGGACCTCCTCCCAACAGGAGAACTTGTCCCCGCTGGCCTCCGGCAGGCGGACCCCGTTCAAAATCAACTGATTCATATATCGTCCTGCACCTCCGGCCTCTCCCTGTCCACCGCACGGAAATCGTCGATGGTCTCCCGATAAAACTCTTTCCCATTGACATTCATTTGAAGGATGATCTTATAGGTCCCACCGCTGGGGCCTCCGATCGTGCCCAGCGCGTTGACCGCAGAGGCGGTCACCTGCCGTAGCTCTCCCGCTGTCACAGCGGTCGGGGCCGGCGCGGAGGCAGAGGCCAGCTGCCGCATGGCTGCGGCCTGATCCGCTGTCAGCACAGCTTCTCCCTTGTGCAGCTGGGCGATGTACCCGTCCCAGGGAACATAACTCAGACCGTCCGCATGGGAGCCGTCAATCCCCGTTCCTGCTACTTCCGGTACATCCACCTCAGCCAAAATCCCGGAAATGGTGTCCACCATTTTCTGCGCCTTTTGATATAGCGCCTGCTCCTTGCTGGACAGCCCATCGATCAAGCCCTGGACGGTGTCCTTCCCGCTATCAAACGCAGTTCCAGTCAGCTCCCCAAGCGTCTCTCCCAGCTTAGCGGTGTATTCATTCCCAAGCGCATCGAGTTGGTCATGGTAAAATTTCTCGGCGACCTCCTTGGCTCGCTTCTGCTTTTCCTCCCACAGCGCATTGTAAGATTCAAACTGCTCATCAGTCAGGTCCAGCAATTCCTGTGTGTACTGCGCCGCCTCGTCTACATCCATCCCAAGCACGGTTTCCAGAAGCCCGGACGCAACTTCTCTTTCCTTCAAGCGGGAAATCGCGGCCTCATAATCGTTGATGGCATCGATCTGAACCTGGATATTTTCCAAGGACATCTCATCATCTTCGATCTTGAACAGATCTCCATAATCGGATAAGGATTCTGCCATTTTGTTCTGCTGATCTAAAACCGTATCAATGCGATCCTGGAGCGCATCAGCCAGTTCTTCTGTCTGATCTTCCCACAACGCAGATTCCTTTTCTGCCAGCGACTTGTCATACTTGTAAATCTGTTCTGTAACCTTCCGATAGTCGCTTATGTTGGCATCATCTGTAAGGAATTTATCTCTGTATTCCGCCAGTCGATCGTAATACTCCCGCTCAGAGATCTCATCCATGCTTCTCTGGTGGTCCAAAGCGTCACTGAGCTGTCGGAACGTCTCCAGATCCTTTTCCGCCTGCGTCTTCACTTTTTTGGAACGCTCCGCTGCTTGTCTGGAGTATGTGCTTGCACTCTTAGCGGCAGACGAGACTTCAACTTTATAGGATCCGATTGTCTTTTTAAGCTGGTTCAGGGCGGCAATCTGCGCACTGTAAGAAGCCTCCTGGCCTTCCAACGCGGTTCTTGCCTCTGCGGCACTGTAATAGGACCGTCCCAGCTCTGTGGCCATGATTGCTTCGTCCTTCATAGCCAGGACATTTTGTACGCTGGTCCGCTGTGTCTCCAACGACGCGATTTGATCGTCGATCTTGGCTTTTGCAATTGCAACATACGCTTCCTTATTCAGGGTAACAGCCCCTGTCTCCTGATCGATTGCGATAGCGGTTGCATATCCCGCATCGATCAACGCAAGCGTAGTGTCAATACTCAAGCTCTTTTTTTGTGCCTGGTCCTGAAGCGCACGGCTCAAAAGATCTTCCACAGAGGTCAGACCTGCTGTTGCCTGCTGCTGTTCTTTTGTTTTTTCTGTCAGATCAGTCAGGATCTCCTGGTTTTCCACAGCGTGCTCCGAGTTATCCTCCAAAGCCTCCGTTGCCGCTTCCGTAGCGTCTACCCATCCCCAGGTCCCATCTGCCAGCTGTACAAATCGGCGGTCATCTGCCCCTGTGACCCAATTCCAAGCGCTTCTCAGCCCATCCATTGCATTGGAGGCTGCATCCACAGCACTACTCAAAAATTCAAGCCCGCCAGCCGCCAACTCGCGCAACTCATCTCTGACTGGAGACAGTTGCTCTCCCAACGATGCCTGTGCTTTCTCCAGTCTGAGTTGACTCTCATTCGCCGCAACAATATCATCATTGATCGTTCGCCATGCCTGTCCCGCCTCTGCCAGTCCCTGCTGGGCAAGCTCCTGGAGCACAATATTGGCCCGCTCTGTGGAGGTTTTGGCCTCAGCCAGTTTGGCATTAAAGTCGTCCTCACTGGCACCTGCCCAGTTGAGCACATCCGCAAACACCCCCGTCACCTGGCCCGCCTGAATGGTCTCGTTGATCGCCTCGGCCAGACCATCGATGGGGATAGAGTCTCCGTACCTGGCCCAGGCCCCAATGGAGGCGTCGGTAATGGCCATCAGCTCCTCCTGGCTCACACCGATGGCCTGAAGATTGGCGGTGGTCGTGGCTGCCGCCTGGGTATCACCCAGCACGGTGTACAGCCGCTCATAGGTCTGCGCCGTCTCCTCCGCGCTGTATCCTGCCTGCTGGGAGGAGATCTCCAGAGTCCCCATGATCTTCCGGTATTCCTCCGAGGCATCCACCACCTCAGTGATGGCCCCGGTCACCGCCTGTACGCCGGCAGTGACTGCGCCCACTGCCGCACCGCCCACCAGCATTCCCTTCAAGCTGCCCAGTTTGCCCACCACATTGTCCAAACTGCCCATTGCATTGCTGATTCCCTGGAACGGGGATGCAAAGTCCGCGTCATCGCTCTCCTGGGCAGCCTGCTTGACCTCCCGGCCGTACTCGTCGATGGAGGAGGCCGCCTTGTCTGCGCTTCGCTTGGCCTCATCCAAATACCTTTCGTTTTTTTGCAGTTCGCTGTTTAGGTTGATCAGAGCGATCTTTGCATAGTTCAGCTGGCGCTTATACTCGTCTGTCCGCTTATCGGCGTCCCCGTAGGTCTCAGACGCCTCCCTGACCGCCTTCTCCAAAAGCTTTACCTTTTCCGCCTGCTGGTCATACTGCTGGCGGAGGACCCGGTTCTTTGCGCTCAGAGCATCCACAGTGTTGGCCTGCCCGGAGAACTCCGCTGTCACCAGGGACATCTCCGACTTCAAGGTCTTCAGCCCAGAGTTGACCAATCCCATCTGCCGCTTAAATTCCTGTTCTCCCTCCAGCTTGATCGCGGTGGAGATCGTTCGTACCGCCACAGGTCAGTCCTCCTTCCGTTTCAGTCCGCGCCGCTTGATCTCCAGGTTGACCAGATCTGCCGTTTCTCCCGGCGTCAGGATCAGCATCGCCCGGGGCGGCAGATGAAGAAACTGCGTAACCGTCTGAAAATACTGGACACGGTCTGTCTCAATGCCGTTTTTTTTTGCAGTTCCTGGAGGCCCAGGTCGGTGTACTCCTCCGCTTCCCCGTGGCGCATCCCGAAGCCCAGCCGCACAGCCTGGGTAATAGCCACCCGGGCGCGCGGGATCTCCATGGGGGCCATCAGGGCTATCAGGCGGCCGGCCTGAGGCGGCTTCTCCCGGTCATACCCCAGATACCTCCTGGCCAGTTCCCCCTGCTCCGCCAGCTTTGCCAGGATCCAGCAGGTAGCCTCCAGGTCCTTCCGCCCGCTGCCGGCGATCAGTTCCAGGATTTCGGCGTCGGATCCATAGCGGTCAAAAATATCAAAGAGCGCCGCACCGTTGAGCAGCAGGTGCAGCGTCTGTCCATTCCATATAAAATCAACTGTATTCATGGGCTTCCTTTCTGTTGGGGGGGGCGGGTCTCCCCGCCCCCCTCGTCCGTCAGGGGGACGCCTTTGCGATCTTCTTGTCCACCCAGTCCTTAGCCTCTTTCTCTGTGGGGAAGTCATCAGACTCCACCTTCCACTTCCCGTTCGCCGGTGCGGCCGCTGTGAAATTCAGCGCACCGCCCGCCAGGGTAATGGAGTCGCCCTTAGTGGCATACTCCGTGCCCTGCATGGCCGCCTTGGCCTTGGGATAGTAGATTCCGTGGTACGATTTGACCCCTTTGACCATCTTGTTGATGTAGAAGGCAAGACCGCCATAGGGGGCGTTGTCCTCCGTGGAAAAGACCAGATCCTTTCCGCCCTCGGATTCGATCTTGGCCCCCAGCACCGCGCTAGCCACACTGTTGGCCAGCTCCGTCACCTCCACCGCTACACCACACTCCTTAAACTCGTTGACGTGCTCCTCCAGAGCATTGTCTCCAAAGGCTTTCGCCTCGTTGAAGCTGGGGGAGTCGGTCACCTTGACCAGCGACCCCAGAGAAATGGGATCCCCGTACTTGGGGAACGCAGCGGCATCCGCGTCCGGCGTGGTCTCCGCAAACGGGGCCCATCTCAGATATTTCGCACCATACTTTGCCATATTATCCTCCTTACAGATCCAGTGATTTCAGCCAGCGGTCATAGACTGCAAGCTCTGCCTGCTCCACCTCCGGAGCGGCCACCTGATTGGCCTTGTTCATCCAGTCCCGGGCCAGGTATTTCCGCCGGGGTACGCCGTACGCCTGAACAAACCCGACCTCGGCGTTGGTTACCACCTTGGCGCTTCCGCCTTTGGTGTAGGTCCTCCCGTGCTTAGAGCGCTTATATTGCCGGGTCACCCCACGGCTCTGATAGATGTGGTGGCGGCCGGTGGGATACACCAGCACATACCGCTGATAATCATTTCTGGCGCTTCCGGCCTTTTTATGGGCCTCAATGCTTCCGGCCAGCTTCCCGCTGTGGACCAGGCCCTGAGCCCGGATCTGCGCCTTGTGGTGGCGGACCACCACCTGTCCGGCGGCGTCAAGCATCTCCTCCACCACGTTGTCAGGGATGGCGGCAAATTCCTCCAGGGAGAGGTCCAGACCCTCGATTCCCGTGGCATTAAACGTCGCCATCCATGTACTCCGTCTCAAATACCAGCTCCGCCCAGTGGTCATCCCCCGCCGAACTGACCGTGGGATAGGACAGGCCCGCAGCGACCAGCGCCCGCTTGATCTGCTTTTTCTTGGCCTTGACCTCGGGCGTGGCGGTAATCCCCGGCCGCCAGGGGAAGATCCAGTGCAGCTGCACACGGTATCGGATGGAGTCCGGCTCATCATCCCCATAGTACACGGGCTCCTCCGTGTAGGTATAGACGCAGAACTCCTCCGCCTTTCCGCCGTATACATCGATCACACACACTGGGACCAGAGGCTTGATTGCCTCCTTGATGATCTCATCCAGGGACATAGGTATCCCTCCTTACAAAAAACTGTTCACCTCAGATACGCCGGGCCGGAGCCGGTAAACCGTCAATTCCGCTCTTCCGTCCTCCGTCTGATAGGCCCGCAGCACCCGATATGGATTGCCCCCATACTCCACCTGCTGCTCGCCGTGGTAATCGGTGTGCCAGTCCGGCAGCACAATCATCAACTCCGGCTTGAGGCCCACGGTCATTGCCTGATAGGTCTCATTTCCCCGGACCGATGCAATGGAGGCATAGCTGCGGCTGCGCGCCTCCTCGCCTGTTGCTTCATCCACCGTAATCAGGACCACGATTTCGTCAAAGGTATACTCACGCATCTCTGGCCCTCATTTTCTCGTGTGCCAGCCGGTCATTGAGGTCCAGCCGGAGAAATTCCGGCAGCTGCGCCCCAGCCTGGAGTGTCCGGCGCTTATACATCCATGCGGCATACTCCACCTGGAGCTGCACATCCCCCGGCGTGTCCTCCAGCGTGATCCCACGCTGGGCGATCCTGGAGGCCGCAGCCTCCAGGATCTGCTCCAGCATGGCCACACGCTCGGCCGGCGGATTGAGCATATTCAGGTTTGCCTTGAGCAGGGTCAGCTTGTTCAGCTCCGCCATGGCCGCTGCCTCCTCTCGATCAGGGTGCGCTGGCCACGACCACAGAGCCGGCCTTGACCACCTTTCCGGCCGCATCCAGTTCCACGACCGTAGCATAGGAGCCGGTGGCCGCCGTCAGGTCCGTCCCGGATTTGTAGGCCGCCCAGGTGCTCCCAGGTGTCTGGCCGGGCTTCACCAAGGTGGGCTGGGCGCCGGTCTTGACCTTCAGCACAGAGCCAGACGCCGCGCCGGTCACTGTCAACTTGGTCTTGCCCTTACCGGAGCCGGCAGCAGAGACAACGGTCAGAGTTCCCAGCTCGCTGTTGGCATAGTCAGGGGCAAAATCGTGGTCCGTGATCACTGCCTGATTGTCGTAGCTCACCGCCACAAATGCTTCGCCTACGGCGGGTTTACCGTCCATGCGCTGGGTCGCGGTAAACAGAGTCTGGTCCTGGATCATCAGCGGGATGTCGCTGCTCCGAATGTTCGCTCCGGCCCGCTCCACCAGGGAGTAGACATCCAAATAGCCACCGGAGATCTGATAATCAGGCAGGCCTGGGAGCTCCACGATGAGGCCGCCGATCACAGGCATGGTGTTCTGCATCCCGGCCACCAGTGCGCCGGATGCGTTAAAGGCCATAGCCTTTGCCAGGACATCCATGTGGGTCTTTCGGTTCATCACCCAGGTGGGCTCTCCGCTCTGGGAATAGGTGGGGTCCGCCACCGCCAGGGCCGCGATCAGCTTCTGGAAGAACTCCACCCCGCTGGAGGCAGATGCATCCAGCTTGATGATATTGCTGGTGTGAAGGTCGGTAAAGGCCCCCTGGTTCTTGCCCCACCACGCAGGAGCCTCCTGGACCGCCAGGCGGGTCATATAGCCCACCGGCATCTTGGAGCCAGTTCCGAACACAATGGCCCAGTCGATTCCCTTGCCAAGGGCCTGGCCCATCATGTCCATGACGTCGCTGGCCAGCGCAAGATTGTCGTCGTCCTCCAGAGTGCTGTTGGGGATTGCCAGGTAGCCGCCTACCTTGTAGCCGTCCATCTCGACCTGCGTGAAGCTGAGCTCCAGCTCATTGAGGCTGTCCACAGCCTCCGTCCACACTGCAGCGGGCACAGTGCCGGCGATATTCTGTCTGGCCTTGCCCTTCAGCGGACGGAAGCGCACCCGGCCGATCAGCTTGGAGTAACGGCCGATATTCTCCCGCAGCAGGTCAAGCATCACTGTGGGGATCCCCAACTCCGCTCCGCTCACGCTGCGGGTCTGGCCCCGCATCTCCCGCAGCCGGGAGAGGAACCCGCTCACGTCCTCCCGGGCGAGGAAGGTGTCTCTCTGCTGGATCGTCAGGCCGAAAAAGCGGGTTCGGGTCTCATTAGTCTCCATGTGGGTCACATCCTTTCTTCTCTCTCCGCCAGGCTTCCCCTGGCGGGCCTGCTTGGCGGCGTCCTCCGCTGTACGGATCTCCTCCTCCAGCGCGCCAATGGCGCTCCGGAGCTCATTCTGGTCCTTGGTGTTCTGTGCCCGCTCCTCCTCAAAGGCGTTCACCGCAGCCTCCACGACGGAGCGCTCTTCCTCGGTCTGTGCCGCCTCAATGTCGGCGGCCAGCTCCTCCTCCCGGGCGGCATAGCCCTCCGCAGCACGCTCCAGGGCCCGGAGGGCCGTCTGCTGGTCGGTCAGCTTTTTCCGCAGGAGCAAAACTCTCAATGCCATATCATGTTCCTCCTAATCTCTGTTTCATGGTTTCCCGCCAGGCCTGGGCCTGCCGGTGCTGGATCTCCTCAAGCTGCTGCTTTCGGGCGCTGACCCCCGTGGCCTCATAGGCCGGGAAGGTGCAGACGGTCACCTCATACAGCGGGTCCACCTCCTCGATCTCCCAACGGCAGGCGCCGCCGCCAAGATCCACAAAGGTCTCACGCTTGATCTCAAAACCAAACGAGCACTGGTCAACGTCACCCCGCTGGACGCGGGCGTAAAGGTTCATGGCGTCAACGTCGTCTCGGTTGATTTGGATGCTTCCCCACAGGCCCCGGCTGTCCTCCTTGAGGGACAGCGTCCCGGACTTGGTCCGGCCAAGCACCAAGGTCGTGTCATGGTTGATCAGGGCCCTCACATCCTGACTCAGACATCCGGCAAAGGCCCCCGGCTTGACGATCTCCACAGCCCCTTCCCACAGCTCGTATGGGGAGTCAAAGACTGCAAAATAGCCCTCGATGTACAGCGCGCCTCCCTCCGCCTCCCGGGTCTCAAAGCGCTGGGGCAAGCTTCTGGTCTGCCGCTGCTTCCGTTCGTTCGACATTTCAGTCCTCCTTCAGCTTTTTCTGGTCGCCGATCATACCGGCTGGGATGTAGTTCTCCAGGATCACCCGCTCGTCCAGACCCTTGACCGGGCTCAGGTCCAGCCAGTCCCGGACCTCGTTTCCCGACATGATCCCCCGAATAAACTGATCGTCCCCCACCTTGGCCAACTCTGTCAGGGAGTAGGCATACAGCTTGCGGGAACTGAATTTGAAGTACAGATCCGGAGACAAAAGCAGCTTTCGGGTCAGTTCCTGCTGAATGGCCGTAGCAATAGGAATCACAGTCTTACGTATAAAGTTGTTGTAGGCATCCTGGTCATACTCCCCCACGCCGATCAGAAACGGCGGAGTTCCAATGGCAGCAGCCACAGCCCGCTTGTCCAGCTCCACATTGTCGCTGATGGCCAGATCAGCCAGACTCAGGGGCTTGACCTGGACCACATCCATAAGGTCCGCTGGGATGACCCATGGGTCTCCGGCCCGCTGGCCCTTGATGTACTCATCCACCAGCCTCTGCCGCCCCGCAGGGGAGGAAAACTCATCGGAGATGGCGTCCACCTTGACGATCACAGACGGCTTCCAGTTGTTGGCCAAAAATGCGTTGGTGGTGCTGGCCGACTGCCTCAGATTTTTGAGCACGTCCCTCAGCTGGAGCCGCACGCCGCGGCCCATCCATGGGCGCCGGAGCTCAGGCCGGAGGATAAAATGGAGTACCTGATCCGGGCGAAATGCCTGTCCCTGCCACTGGACCGTATAGCCGCCCGCTCCGTCATCTACGGGAAAGGCTCCCGGCATAGGCACCAGATCGGCCAGATAGCCGTCCTGGGTCAGAGGGAGAACAAAAGCGTTTCCGTCCCCGATGGTCAGCATGGTCTGCACGATCCAGCTGATAAAGCTTTTCCGCGTCCCAAGAGAGTACGGTTTGATGTCCATGAAGCGGCTCAGCTCGCTCCGTTCTCTCACATCCCCCTCCGGCGTGTTGCGCATCAGATAAATGGGGGCTGAGCTGATCACATCGGCAATGGCCCCGACTGCCGCCGCCACGTCCGGGCTGTCCGCCAGGGAGGCGTATCCGTTGGTCTGGATGCTCTCCCATGCTTCTGAGGACAGCAGGCACGCCGCCAGGCTCTGACTCAGATCCGTCCGCAGCCTCGGGGGCCTGCGGGCCGCCCGACGGGTCGGTGTAAGTTGATTCACTGGGGATCACCTTCCTTCGTTTCTTCCTCGAACCAGCCGCTTCCCCGGCTGCGGCCGTCCAGATCCTCCAAATAGGTGCAGGCTGCAAACACCGCACAGTCAAACACATCAATCCGGAGGTTCGGTGCCAGCTTCTCATACATCACCATATCGTCAGCCTTTTCAATGCCCCGGACATTCTGCACGCAGTATTCAAAGGGTTCGGCGTGGCAGTAATAGAGGGTCCCACGCTTGGCGCTGGCCTCCAAATAACGGAAGCCCTCGCTTTTCCGTGTAAACAGCTGGGGCTGATCCTTGATGGGGAATCGCTCCTTCTTCATCTCCAGGTAATACTCACGACAGAACTTCCGGTCGTGTCCGATCCTGCGCATCCGGAAGCCATCTGTCCGGCGTTCCTTGTACCACCGCACCACGTCGCTGTGGTTGAGCACGTTGTCGTTGCACAGATCCAGCCACCCATCATCCTCCCAGCCAAACAGGGGGATCTGATCCTCATGGGCCTTGACGGCAGCCGCCGCCCGCGGGAACCAGCAGTGCGGGATGATGATGTCCACCCCCTTGTAATGACCAAAGAGGCAGGCTGCGGTCAGGTCATGGAGCTTAGACAGGTCCGTACCCCCATACCAGCGGATGGGAAGCCGCCTCAACTCATCCATGCTCCAGTCATACTTTCGATCGCTACGGCGGAACTCCTCAATGTCAAACCAGGCATTCAAGGCCGCGGTGAACACATTCAGGGACTTTTGCAAAAACTCTGTCCGAAGCTGTGGATCATCCCTGGCCTGAGCCGCATCGTTGATCATCTCTTGAGGGCGGATACTGCGTCCCCAGCCGGGGTTGCAGCACTCCAGGACCTCCGGATTGCAGTAGTCCACCTCTCCGCTGTCTGTTCTCGGGGCCGCGGCGATAAAGACAAATACGCTGTCCGCCGCCGCCCCGGTGACCGTTCCGTTGAGGATCTTCCGTCCGTATTCCACACGCCTGGCACAAAAGCCGGTAGCCAGCTTGCCGCCGGAGCTGATCCCAATGACCAGCTTGTTGGTGTATGCCTTGGTGGCATCCTTCAGGACCTGGTACTGGTTGGCGCTCTTGTAGGTGTGCATCTCGTCGGCAATGACTATATTGCAGTTGAAAGAATCCTGCTTGTCAGGGCTGGAGGCCAGGGCGTTGATGGACAGAAACCCATCCTCGCCCACGTCTCCGGTTATAGAGCGCTCCATGTTGTTATTGATGATCCGGAGTCCATTTTCCGGGTCATCGTCCACCGTCACCTTGAGGCGTTTCAGGTTATACCGCAAAAAATCAAAGCCTTCCAGCGCCTGTTTGAGTGCTCCGCCCACCTCATAGACTTTGGAGCCCGATCGGCTCTCATACAGCCCCAGGGCCCAGGCCAGCGCCGCCGCAAAGGTAGTCTTGATATTCTTTCGTGGGATAAAGTCCAGCGCCTCCTTAAAGCGGCGCTCCTGGCTTCCGGCCAGATAAAAGCCCATGATGTTGTACACAATAAACTTGTGATACGGGAGGAGAAGGAAGGGCGTCCCACGAAGGGGCGTCGCGTCCAAGAACTCCCCCTGCTGGTGGCAGATTGTAGTCTCAATGATTGCCAGGATCTCGTTGGCCGGATCCGCTCGGAACTCCCATTTTGGATTATCCAGGTCCCTCAGATACCGCTCGCAGGCCTGCCTGATCTCTGGACATACACACAGCGCTCCGGAGACACAACCCTCCACATAGGCGTCCACCTCAGTCAGATATTCAGAGGCGTGATCCACAGCGTAATCATGCGCCTCCTCCAGCAGTTCCTCCAGCCGACTCCGGCTCCCGGCCATCTCCGCCTCTTTCCGCGCCTGAGCTTTGCGCAGACTGGCCGGCGTCAGACCCAGTTGAGTCCTCAGAGCCAGGACATCCTTGCGCAGCTGGTCCACCACCGCGTAGTGTGGATCCTTGGCGGTATAGGCCGCACCGGTCTTGTTGACCAGCTCCGCCACCATCTGGCCGCCGTTGGCCCGCCATGTCTTTTCCGCCCGTGACAGCTCCCGCTCTGTCTTGGCCAGCTGTCTGATCGTGCCGTCAAAAATCGGGCTGTATATTCCGACAGATTCCATATCCGCCCGAATCATGGCTTCTCGGCCCACGTCGTTCCCTCCTCTCCCGCTGGCTATGCCTCGCCCAGGCGCGTCGTTTGCGGGCGCGTCCCGCCCGCACGGTAATTTCTACGCGCCTGAACCCCCTCCGCCGTTTTTCCCGCCGTCGGAAAGAGTTCCGCCCCCGGTCCCAGGGCCCGGCCTCAGTACGGCTCCGAGGGTGGGGGGGGCTATCCTCCGCCGCCATGCCTCGCCCAGTTCCGTCAGCCGCCCGGTCCGCCGGTCGTGCATAGCGTCGTGCCGGTCTCCGGACAGACTGACCAGGTTCCACGGTGCCCATGCGTACTCAGGATACTCCTCCGCCGGCCACACATGATGGACCGTCGTCGCCTCAACCGCTTTTCCATACCTGGCCCACTCCCGGCAGCGGTATCCGTCCCGCCGCAGGATGCACCGGCGCAGTCTGCGCCACCGCTTGCTCTTGTAACCATCCCAGGCCATTTTGTTCCCTCCCTCCCGCTGGCTGTCCGTCCTCTGTCCCCGGGCTATCACCTCCGGGCAAAACAAAAAGACCAGAGCCAACGATCCCACCCACTGGGTAGATCATCAGCTCTGGTCCTCTCGACACTGGCCCTCTGCGATATTCACGATATACCGGCTTTTGCACTGTCGGCAGTACAGCCGCAGCCGGATGGCTTTCATGTCCGGCGGCGCTTCCTGGAGTTTATTCCGGAGACCAGACTCCAGACACTTCGGGCACAGCACATATCCGCCTTTCACTGGGAATATTCTATCAGTTTTTGCTCCACACTTCAAGGGCTTTTCCTCCTTTTCTCCACCATGGACGAATTATTAAGACTGGTTTCAAGGCAAAAAATTATTAGGTGGCGGCCGTTTCCGCTGCCTGGGCTGCGTATAGGTATATTCGGCCTGCTCCCTCACAGGAAACATAAGATAGCGCGCCCCGATGCAGTCCCCGTATCCGTATGGATTGCGCTCGCAGAAGGGCTCGTAGTCCACCGCTCCGTATGGCGGCGTCAGGGTAACGCTGTCTCTTGGGATCTCAATGTACTCGATCTCCGGCCGGCGGAGATTCCGCGAGCACCGCCAGGTCCGCTCTCCGGGCTTGGGCCGGCCAAACTCCCGGGCCTCCTTGGTCATATACTTGGCAAGCTCCCGATAATAGTGGACATCCAGCGGCTCCGCCCGGATATACCCGCCGCCCTGCCACAGACTCCGGATCTCCTCCAGATCATCCACATCCGTGGCATTGATGACCACATGGTGGTGGATCCTCCGGTCCTCCAGGGTCCCGTCCTCCACCAGCCAGTCGTTGGCCCGTTTTTCGTGGTACCCCTCTGTTACATAGATATATTGCAGCTCCGCGCCCCGTTTTTTGCGGGCCGCCCGGAACCTGCGGATAAACCGTGCAAAGTACCGATTGGCCGCGTCCTTGCTCTCCGGCAGGTGGTCATCATCATAGGTATGGGTCAGGACCAAAGCCCGGCGGCCGAAGTTGGCCGCCACCACCAGCTCTAGTTCCCGCCAGGAGCACTTGTCATTGTAAAACTGCTGGGCCGGAGAGGTGGCCTGGCTCCGGGCCGCCCGCCCCTGCCTGCCGGGCGGACGGTCCGGGATCGTCCCAATAACCTCAATGTGGAGCAGTCCGGCCTTGATGTGCTTGATTGCCTTACTCATCTCCGCCCTCCTCCAGCTGGTCCAGGGCCCGGCAGATGAGCCGCCACTGCTCAATGGGCAGTTTTTCCGCTCCGGTGAGGACGCCCCGGAGCTTGTCCGCCGTGAGATCTCCGCCGCACCGGCTGGACACCGCCTCCAGACAGCCCAGGCCGCCCGCCTGACGGTACTGCTGGAGCCGTTCCAGGGTCTCCTTCTTCTCCCGCCACGGGTTTGGCCGTGGCGGCTGAGGCTCCGGCTTGGGCCCCGGGACGCTGTGGGCCCGGAGGATGCCAGCGTCCCGCTGGATCTGCACCCCGCCCAAGCCGGGAAGCTCCTCCACCGCCCAGATGGTCCCGGAGCCCAGGACCAGCACCCCCTGGGCCAGCGACGCCACCACATAGTCCCGGTATGCTGTCAGATCCGCCTCCCCCCTGTCTCCCCGGGGCAGCTGGATCACCAGCACCTGATGTGTCAAATCACCCGTGCAAATCTCTGCTGGATCCATGATGACGCTCCTCCCTCCTCCATCTCTGCCGGGGCATCCCCGGTCTCCGCCTCCATGCGGGCCTCCAAGTCCCGCAGTCTGACCAGTGCGCCATACACCCGGGGCGGCAGGGCCGCCAGCTGGTCCCAGCTCACGCCGTGCAGCCCCCAGCTGCCATCAGCGTCCTGATAGGTCAATCGCGCCACGTTCCCACTCCTCTCTCAGCGCCTCCGCACTGTCAAAATATTGTGTACTGTACATCCCCGGCCGCCACCGCTCCAGCCGGATCAGGTAGGGCGCGGACCAGGCCCGGGTGGCGGGACAGGTGCTCACCCGTACCCGCAGCGCCCCCAGCGTCCGCTCGATCTCCATCTCACGGCAGTGCCGGTGGGCCCGGGCGATGGCCTCCAGGTCCTTGTCCGTCAGAAGATCATTCATCGGCGTCCATCTTTGCACCGCAGTTGGGGCAGTATGGTGATTTCCGGTCGCTTGCATAATCGCATTTTAGACAGTTGTAGTATTCTTCTTCCCAATACTCACCAGTATGTGTGTCAAGCTTACTTTCCACGGCTTTTTCCCACCGCCCATGCCGCACCGGGGCAACGTCGGCGGCAGGCAGGCCAGAAATTACGGCCTCGATCTCATCAGAAGTGTAATTCTCTGTCTTATAAACCACGGTGCATCCGTCTGACCCATCATTCTCCGGGTCTACCGGATAAAATAGGTCAATGGCAGCCTGCCGCTCAATATACTCAGCCATCCTACTCCTCCCTCTCACAGTAACAATTCATCAATGGATCATCATGGTCACACATACAGCATGGTTTCCCGTCACCACTGCCTGGTGGGGCATGGATACAGCCTTCACAAACATAATCAGCCATTGCTGTCACCCCTCCTCCGGTGGCTGCTGGAGCCATTCTAAAGCGTGGGCCATTCCTTTCCAAATTGCACCGCCACCGGCAGCGCTTCTCCTGTACTCAACTTCTGCGAGAAATCGAGCCAACTCCTTGTCGCTCATGGCCCGGATGCGGTCGGCGTTGGTCATTGGCGGCTTATATGCTCCACACTTTATGACGATTTCTCTTGGATTCCGCTCGTGTCGGCAATCTGCTCGGCAACTATCACATAGATTAAGTCCCATTTTCCTGCTCCTCCATTTTCGTCATAATCTTCGCCTTCCGCCGCATACACCAGGCAAACACCGGGAACTTAAAATCCTTTTGGGTGGAGCACTGCGGCAAAAACCCGCAGGTCTCACAATGACCGCCCACGATGGCCTGTGAGATCGCCAGCCCCTCGGCCTGCTTTTCGGGCGGATATGGCCGGTCAAACATGGTGACGTGCGTATATGATTTCCAGCTCATGTCAATCCTCCTATCCTGGCTCCGAGCCCTAGCAGTTCATCCGCGCTCACCTCCAGGGCCTGGGCGATCAGGAACAGGGTATCCACCCGGGGGTCGTGTACCCCCCGCTCGATCTGGTACAGGTTTCCGGCGGACAGCCCCACCCGGGCCTCCAAATCGGCCATCCGGAACCCGCGGGCCTCCCGCACCAGCCGGATCCGGGGCCCGATCTTCCCCGGCTCCCATGGGATCAGCTCAGGCATATCCCTCCACGCTCCTCTCCTCGTCCTCCAGGTACAACGGACACTGGATCACCGTGTAGGAGGTCATCCCGTGGACCCGCACCTGTTTTTTGGCTGTCCAGCCGGGGACCGGCTCAAACCGCACCCGGTGCTCTATCTCGTCATACTCACACCAGGGGCATCCCATGGTCCCCAGGGCCCGGCGGCAGCTCCAGCATAAGGTCATCATAGCGCTCAAAACGGCAGCTCGCCGTCATCCTCCAGGTCCTGGAGTTCCCCGGCCGGCGGGGGTGGGAGCGTCCCCTCGTCGGCGTTGCCCTCGCTGGGCGGGGCGGACCTGGTCCCGGCAAAATAGATGCCGTCGGCGATCACCTCGGCGCTGCGGCGCTTGCCGCCATCCCGGTCGGTCCAGTCCCGGATCTGGAGGCGGCCCTCCACCACGGCCAGCTGGCCCTTGCGGAAATACTGCTGGACAAATTTTGCCCGGGCCTCCCAGGCCACCACGGGGATCCAGTCGGTGGCCCGCTCGCCGCTGGCCTTGTCCTTGAAGTCCCGGTCCACCGCCAGGGAGAAGGAGGCCACCGGCTTGCCTGCCTGGGTGTATCGCAACTCCGGGTCCCGGCCCAGCCGGCCCATGATAATGATCCTATTCAGCACGTTCGGCCCATCCTCTCATCGCCTGGTGGAGGGCCATCCCATCCGCCAGCCAGCTCAATAATACCATCGTCTCCGTGGGCAGCCCCTCTTTGATGGGCTGTCCGCAGCATGGGCACGGGTCGCCGGGTTTTAACAGCTGCATTTCATGCTATCCCCTTTCTTTCGTTGTCTGTGACCACCGGATTTCCCCGCTCGTCTCTGGGTGCCCCGGCGCGCACCCAGCTCAGCCACAGATCCTCAAAGGCCCGAACCTCTGGGGTACGGGGACAGTTTCTCAGTCCACGGTTCTGCCGGACAGTCAGCGTTTTCTCGTCCAGTTCCAGGGTGTAGTACGGCTCACCCAGCCTGGATTTCCGGCGGATGAAGAAGATGGCTGACTCTCCCTTCGCGTGGCGATTCCCGTATGTGCTCACGCAGTGGTGCAGGCTATTGCCCTCGTTGGTAAGATCTTTCTGACTGCGCGCCGGCCGGATCAGAAGGCCGTCCACCGCGAAGGTCCACTTGCTCAGATATTTCCGCCGGAGGCGGAACAGGTTGGCCCGGCCCGCTTCCTGGCGCTGCCTCATCAGCTCCGCGGCCTCATCGTGGGCAATCAGCAGGCTGCGGGGATAGCGGACCTGAGCGTCAGTCAGATCCTGCCCCAGCTGCTCTGCCATGGACCAGTAGTCCAGCAGGATCTGCACGTCCGGAATGGCGGCGTCCGGTTCGGGGTCCTCGTCCTCCGGCTCTGGCTCATAGGCATCCTCCCACTGCCCGCACTGCTGGAGCAGATACCGTATGCTCTTGGCCACTGACCCCCGGCCCACCAGCTGGCCTACATGATCGTCTCCCAGATAAAAGGCATTGAGGATGTCCTGGCCGGTAAGTGCTTCCCCTGCCGCTTTGCTGTACCGGAATAAGTCCCAGAACAACACGCCCCAGTCCTGCTCCTGGGCTAGACGCAGCTCGTCCTTGGTGAGATGGAGCATCTGTGCCGGTCTGGTCTGGGACCAATCCAGTTCTGTGAGGTCCAGTTGGCCCTGTACATTGCTCTCCCATACATCCTCCCGAGTGTGCCTGAGAATCAGGTCGTCCAGCACTCTGGGCAATCCATGGATCAGCACTGCCTCCACATTTGGATGGGTCTGGTACATTCTGAGATATGCCACCGGATAATGGGCCGCCCCCGGACGCGGAGCCATATATTCCCATAGCTTGCAGTGCGGCAGACAGCTCTGGGTCACCAGGTCAGGGGTCAACCCAAAGATGTGTTCCTCCTGCCCCCATCGTTCCTTCCAGCCCTTTGGCTGCCTCCAGCTCCGTGCGTACTTGGTAAAATATCCTCCGGTTCCACTATACCCACAGGACCAGCCCATCAACTGAGCACACTCAGTATCAGAGAACACATAGGCCTCCGCCGGGATGGCCGCTAGATGGCTCCCGCCGCCGATTCCGGCCCGCCGCTGGATCACCCAACCGGTGAGGACCAGGAGATGGTCCTCACCCACTACGGCGGCACTCATGGCCTGGGAGGAGGCCGTCACAAAACAGTCTCCATTTTTCTTCACCGCGGCCCGCTTCCGGATGAGCACCGGCGTACCGCACTGGGGACACAGAATGTTCTCCCCGTCCCCGTAGACAGTGCCGCCCTCCACCTCGGCATAGCTCTCAGGAAGGACAAAACCGTATCCGCCTGGCTTCCAGCCAGTTATCTTTCCATAGTGATACAGGTCCCGGTATCCGCAGCAGGAGCACTCTACCCGCACCATCCGGCGTTTCCGGGGCTTGGCCAACTCATCCAAGAGCAGATCTAACCCCCAGTCCTCCACCCACTCCTGTTCATATAGCATCCCATAGGTGTCCAGGCTTCCACACAACTCCTTGGCCGCCCACTCCAGGAACCCCTCCGGCGGCTCCCGGGGAATCAGCTTGCGAAAATCACGCACGTCCTCACCCCCAGAAGTCGGCCAGATCCAGCCCCAGGCCGCCGGCCGGCTCCAGGCCATCCTCTGCGCCGGGGCGAGGGGGAAGGCCATAGAACTCCCGCAGAATGCGGTCGGACTCCTCTGGAGTTACGCAGGAAAAGCTGCCGGTCTTGTGACTGTCTGCGAATGCCTTGATCTTCTTCTCGGCCTCGGTGATGGACATGGCCTCCACCTCCAGGTCCTGGGCGATGATCTCCCCGCACTGGGGCTCCGCCCAGACCAGATCCATCAGCTGCCGGGCCACCATCCACTGGGGAGAGCGCTCCTTTACCTTGCTCTGCTGCTCCCGCAGACGCTGGATCGCCAGTTCCACACTCATTCCGCGCACCTCCCTACGGCCTCGGCCAGCGCTTGGATGGCCTTGCACAGCTTCCCGGCGGCCGTTTCATCCCGGCCCCGGACCTTCAGCAATATCCCCTGCATTTTGTATACATTGGACTGGGTCTGGTCAAACAGCACCTCGAACTGGGCCAGATCCTTGTCCGCCCCCAGGGCGGCCTTTTTCTCCTTCCGCTCCATCTCATCAATGGACTTTTTCAGGATCTCCACTGATGCCTCCGCCTGCTTGCGCCGTTCGTCGACCTTGGCCTTGGCCTCCTTAGCCTTGTCCAGCTTTCCCTGCATTTCGGCCACGGCCTCCGCTCGAGCCTTCTCAATGGCCTCCGGGTCCACCACGGTCTCCACGGCCACCTCCACCGGCTTCTCCTTCAGTTCGGCCAGCTGTGCCTCCAGCCGGGCCACGGCCTGGGCGGCCTGCTCCCGGTCCTCTTGGGCTCCAGACAGGCGGGCGTTGAGCAGGGCCATATCCTCTTCCATCTTGGCCCGGGCCTGCTCCGCCGCTGACGCTTCGGCCTGGGCGGTCTCAGCGGCCTTGCGGGCCTCGTCCCGGTCCTTGATGGCCTGCTCCAGCTGGCGGGCGCTCATGTCGATGACGTTGTGATCCTCCATGAATTGATCCCGCTCAGGCTCGGGTAAGGCCAAAAGCATCAGAGCCTTGGAGGCTCCCAAATCCGACAACGTTGTCGGATTTGACCACTCACGGGAGAGGCGCATAAACCTCTGGGCCGCACGCTCAGAGAGTTCCACCCGCTCATTGAGCCAGGGCAGCCATTCCCCGTGGGGGAGGGCCTGCTTAGCCTCAGTCAGGCAGCGGCCGATGGTAAGGATGGCCTCCCCGCCCCGGCGCTTGGCGTCCAGGATCTCCCGGGTGATGACCTCGATGTCGCGCCCCTCCTTGGGGGCCAGCACTCCAGACAGATCAAGCATGGCTGGCCACCTCCTCGCGCCCCAGCAGCTCTGCCACCCAAGTCCGGTAATCCCGGCTCGCCGAACTGAATGGGGACAGCACCCCCACCGGCTCACGGGACCAGCTGGACTCCACCACCTTGTCCGTCCGGCGGATCACCGTGCGGAAGATGGGGACCGGACTCTCCTCCCGGAGGGTATGGACCGCGTCCTCGCCGATGCTGGACCGCCGCCACTGGGTCACCAGAACCCCGGCCACCCGGATCTTGGGGCAGGCCTGGCGGATGTTGTCGATCTGCCGGACCAGCCCGGCCATCCCCGTGGTGGAGTAGGCGTCGATCCCGGCGGGGATGATGATGCTGTCACAGGCGGCAATGGCGGACAGACAGCTCACCGAGTAGTAGGGCGGGCAGTCGATCACCACCGTGTCGTAATACGCATCCTCCGCGACCACGGCCAGCAGATCCCGCAGGCGGTCAAAGTCCGGGGCCTGCCGCCCCAGCAGGCAGGACAGCTCATAGTCCGCCAGATCCTCCCCGGCGGGGATGATGTCCAGCCCCTCATAGTCCGTGCGCCAAATGATGTCTGGATAGTGCTCGAGGTGGTACTCCAGCGCTGCGGCCAGTCCGGCCCCGTGGGGATACTGGCCGGAGGCCAGCATCATGCTGGTGGCGTTGCCCTGGCTGTCGGCGTCGATAAACAGGACCCGCTGCTTACAGCTGGTGGCCAGGATAAAGGCCAGCTCCACGGCGGTGGTGGTCTTGCCCACTCCGCCCTTTCGGTTGACGATTGCAAATGTTCTCATGGTAATTCCTCCGTTTTTTCTTCAAATGGGACCGGCTCGTCCGGCAGGTCAAAAAAGTCAATCTGAGTCTTGGGCGGCCGCTTGTAGGTCTGCCGCTTCGCCGCCGGGGCGGGCTCTTCCAGCGCGCTCTCCCGGAAGCGCTGGTACTGGCCGTCAAAGACCAGATAGATCCTCCCCCGGGTGCCCTCCTTGTTCTTGGCCACCTTCAGAATCCGGCGGCTGGCCTCCGGCCGGTTGGGCTCCTCCAGGTAGAGCAGCAGGATGGCGTCCGCGTCCTGCTCGATCTGCCCGGACTCTCTCAGGTCGGACATGGTGGGCTCCACCTGCTCGTTTTTGCCGGTATGCTCCGCCCGGGAGAGCTGGGACAGGGCCACCACTAGGCGTCCTGTACCGTGGGCCAGCTGCTGGAGACTCCGGCTGATCCCGGACACCTGCTCTGTGCGGTTGGCCTTGCGGGTCTCCGGCTCTATGAGCTGCATATAATCCACATACACGATCTCGTACCGGCGGGCTAGGGCGTCCGCCTGGATGTCCTGGACGCTCATGCCGCTGGCCTCGATCAGCTCCAGCTGGTGGGTCCGGATCCGGTCGGACTGGTCGGCCACCCGCTGCCACTGCTCCCCGGTGATCTGATTGCGCTTGATGGCAGACATCTCAATGCCCACCAGGTTAGCCAACAGCCGGTCGGCCAGCTTGTAGCGGTTTGTCTCCATGCTGTAAAACCCGACCCGCCTTGTCTTGCCCTGGTGATAGGCCATGGCCACCGCCAGGGCGGTCTTGCCCGCAGAGGGGTAGCCCCCCAGCACCACCATGTCCCCCATCTCGGTGTATGTACCCGCGTCCAGCTTGGGCAGGCCCCAGGTCATGTAATCCACCGGCGTCCCGCTGTGCCGGTCGGCAAAGGCCAGGAGCATCTGGGACATATCCATCCGCCGGATGCCCCGGCGGTCCACCCTCAGCGCGTTGAGCTGGTTCATGCACTTCTGTTCCTGCTCGTCGTCCTCGGCCTCCATGAGCATCCTGGCCAGTTCATCCCGCCTGGCTTTCCGGGCCTGCGCCCGCATGATGGAGGCATACTCCCAGATGTTGGACGCCGTGGGGGTGAGCTCCATGAGCTCCATCAGGTACTGGGTCCACCCGTCATCCTCCCGGCCCCCCAGCTTGCTCCGGACGGTCACCGCATCGGTGGGCTTGCCCTCGGCAAACAGCGCTCGGATGGCCTGGAACACCATGCGGCACTTGGGGGCAAGGAAGTCCTCCGGGCGGATCCGCTCCAGAGCCTGCCCCACCAGCCTGTCATCAATGAGCAGGGATCCCAGCACCGCCACCTGGGCGGAGAGCTTGTCCTCCTCCCGCGCTACCATGTGGCCACCTCCTCCCGGGCCACCAGGGTGGGCTGGGAGGGCTCCGTCCGCCGGCCGCCGCCCTGCCGCAGGGGGAACACAGACTTCCAGCTGTTGCTCACCGACTGGCGGATCAGCAGCAGCTTGTCCTCCCGGCGGCCCTCGCTGAGCCGGTCCAGCTCCCGCAGCAGGGACACGATCGCCCGCTTGGAGTTGATTGCCTTCTTGGCTACCCGGATCTCAATGAGGTCAGCCAGCGCCCGGTGCAGTTCCCCGTCCTCCCCGACGTAGGCCTGGAGCACCGGCTTGGCGTCCTCCGCCAGATCGTATTTGCTCGGCCGCTTGCCCCCTTGGGGGGCTTTAGGGGGTTCTTTCTGTTTGTTATCTGGTTTGTTAATTGGTAATGGTGCCACCGTTTGGGGAAATGATTGACACGGTTCGGGGGATTGCATTTCACCGTTTCGTGAAATGCAATCATCCGTTTTGGGGCTACTGTTATCAGAGAAAAATCTCATTGCTAAATCGGATAGGGTATACCACATTGTCCTGTCCCGCCGATCCTCGTTAAAGCACCCGGTCAGTAGTAGCCCATTCTTTTTACACGTGGTGGCAATTCGTTCAATTTGACGCTTGCTCCAATAAGGATGTACCTCGCAGAATGCAGAAATGGAGTTATAAGTCCAATATCTTCCCTCATAAAAATTTTTCTTGTGCGCTTCGTTATACTCTACCCAATGGAAAATATTATGGAGAAAGATAGCCACATCAACTCCATACGCCTCTGCCAAGCTTGGATTAAAATAGTGGTCAGGTCGTCCCATTGTTCGGCCCTTCTTTCAGTACATACTCCATCCCGGCGAAACAACCATTCTCATCAATCATTTGGTGCCTCTCCAAGTATCCGTTTTTCTCCAGTTCTTTGACCGTATTCCACACTATATGTTTGCTCATTCCAGAAGCTTCTACAAAATATCGGATTGAACCATTCCAATAAGAAGGGAGCGAGAGCATCAGCGCATAAAGTCCTTTTGCTCTAAGAGAAAGATTTGTGTCAGACAATACACTTTTTGGCACATTAACATATTGATTCATTTATGATCGCCCCCTCACTCTTTCTCTTCACCCAAAGCAATCCAAAAGTATCCTTTAGTCAAGCTGGCCCTGACAAAGAGCAGGCCAAAATCTTCAAGATTTTTGACAATCTCTTTAGCTTTCGTTTCAGAGAATAATTTGGAATTGCCGCGGAATAGAAATTTCTCAGTGACCCGCACCCAAAAGATCCCCCCATCTTCCATACAGCCAGATACTCCACCCCAACACCTCCTGGACTCATCAGTCTGCTCCGTAAGCATGATCTCACGGGCTAAGGTATTAAAGACAATGGCTTCCTCAATTCCGTACTTTTCTGCAAATCGAATATCAAAGCAGCCATACGGATACATAGATGGGCCAATTATGTAATCTCTAATCATGATTATTCTTCTTTCTATTTTTGTACTCTTCATCCACTGCTTCTTTGAGCTTCTGGTTCAGGTCATCCAATAAGTCTGCAACAATATAGACTGCATCAGACAAGTCTTGCAAATGTCCGACCATTGAGAGTTCTTTGGATCTCTCGATGGCTGCAACTTCATCAGAAAAGTCACTTTGAATGATCCGAAGTGCCGTCAAAGCGCACTTCTGCTGAAATTGGATAGTTTCTGCCTCTAAAAGAAATCCGAACTTTGACATAGATACCCCTCCTTTTGTTAGCATTATGCTAACATTAGTGAGTATACAATGTCAATAGTTTTGTGCTAGAATGTGCTAACAAATTTTAGTGGGGTGTCATTATGGCTGTATCCAAGATCCAAACTGGACTGCGTATTGATGAAGAAACCTATGCCAAATTGCGCACACTTGCAATCCAAGAGGGTCGTTCTCTGAACAATCTAGTGGAGCATATCATTCGGATGTATCTTGCAGACTATGAAGCAACGCATGGAACTCTTCCTCCGTTCCAAGAGTAAGCGCGGACAGGCCCACATCCACCAGCATTAGAATCACTGCATTGAGAGAAATCCCAGTGCGATTAGCAATCTCGGATAAGCGCTCATACTGTCCTACTGGGATTCTGAGTCCTGTCTGTATCTTCGCACTCACAAAAATTCCCCCTTGTCAAACACACGTTCCCATGGTATAATACATTTGTTCTCATGGTAGACCCCCTGTCTACCGCCCCGGGAGCCGAAAGGCCCCGGGGA